GGTCCAGACATATTTGAGTGGGCTCGCGGGTTTTCAGTGTGGACGCGTCGGGCGCTATCCCAGCTCGTATTCAGGCCATCCGACGCCGCAGCGATTGAAAACGGCACTCTACTCTGGGACGACGCGGCCGGGTATCCGGTGGTGTCAAAGGGTGGCGAATGGCGTCAGATTGTGCTCGAGGATGGCCATGCCAACTTCATCAAGACATCCGACGTGACCCCAGCACTGGCAAACACGGCATACAAACTGACGTATGATGCGCCCACTGGCAACGAGGGCATCACGCAGGGCACGCCCGCGTCGCGCATCGTGTTCGAGGAGGGCGGCGAGTATGTGCTGTCATTCTCGGCGCAGATATCATCGACATCGAGCAGCACTGTGCACTTCTACTTCTGGCCCAGTATAAACGGAACAGACGCAACCAACAGCGCGATGACTACAGCGCTGCACCAGAATAACGCCACTTTGGTCGTGTCTCGGACGCAGATTTTCGAAGTCAGCGCCGGTGACTATCTGGAGGTCAATTACATGATGGACAGCACGAGCGGCTTTTTGAATTACACCGCCGCCTCGTCTCCTGTTCCGGGCATCCCGGCCTCGACTTTGTCGATTACGCGGTTACATGGGTGAGGGTGGCGCGGTGCGCGATAACGTGGTAAAGTTACACGAAGATCCAGAGGTCGTGGTGGCTCCGGCAGTGGCGGACGAAATCGACTACGGAATTGAGGTCGGCCTGCCGTTTCTGGAGGCCAGTATTGAGAGAGACAGTAGAAATGTTCCTATGGAGCGCGTTTTGGCGAACATTCGAGAAAGACGGTCCGTTGTGTGGCTCGTTTTTATTGCGGGCGAGCCTGTGGCTGCGTTCACTACTGCAATCATGCAGCACCCTATGCGCCAAACTTTATTCATTGAGCACTTGGGCGGCTCTCGAATTAGTGAGTGGATGCAAGAGGCTCTGGAGGCGATTGTGGAGTTAGCACGCAAGGCCGAATTGAGTGGGATCGAGGCGGACGGTCGCCTCGGGTTTGAGAAATACTTGGACAAGTGCGGCTTCTTCAAGAAGACATACGTCCACTTTGAGATGGAGTTATAAAATGGGAAGCAGCACCCAAACTAGCACGAACCGGCCTTTGGCTTTCCAAGAAAACTACTTGAAGGATGTTGTGGTCCCGTTTGCGACGAACATATCGGAGACGCCATTCACGCCATTTGAAGGCGACCGGGTCGCGGGGACCAGCGGGTTGCAGGAGCAAGCGCTCTCAGGGTACGGCTCTCTGGACATGGGCGACGCCGCGTACAAAGAGGCGGGTGATGTCTTCTCCGGCTTGGCGGGGCGCACCCCCGAGGATCAAGCGGCACAGATCGCGCAGTACCAGAACCAGTACACGTCCGGTGTCATCGACCCGACGATGGCTGCGATGGAGCGGCAGCGCGGGAAAGATATCGTCGGAGAGCAGTCTCAGATTACTGGCGCCGGTGCATTCGGAAACGCCCGGCGCGACGTTTTCCAAGGCGAGCGCGCAGGCGAATACGACGCCCGCATGGGTCAGACATTGGCCGGCTTGCAACAGCAGGGCTTGCAGTACGGCACGCAGCGTGCGGCAGCCGAGGATGCGCTACGCATGCAGGCGGCCGGTCAGGTTGCCGGAACCGCTGGGCAGGCGCTACAATCGCAGATAACTGGCCTCGGGTCTCAGCTAACTGCGGGCGCGATACCGCAGGGCATAGATCAGGCGAAACTCGATGCGATGTACGAGCAGTATATGCTGCAACAGCAGTATCCGCTGACGCAGCTCACCGCGCTGACTGGCGGCGCTGCGGTTCTGCCATCATATCCCGGCACCTCGACAGAAACGTCTGGCGGCATGGGCAACACCTTGGCAGCGCTTGGCTCTCTTGGCCAAGGTATAGGCGCAGTGCGTTGGGGCCCCGGCTGCTGGGTGGCGCGCGAGGTTTATGGCGTCAATGATCCGAAGTGGCTCGAGTTCCGCGAGTGGCTGTTTGACTGGGCACCGGCATGGTTCCGCAGCGCATATTTGAAATACGGCGAGCGAGTGGCCGCGGTGATCCGCAAGGCGCCATTCCTCAAGGCGGTCATACGCCCATTCATGGACGCGAAGCGCAAGAGCATTGGTTACGAGGGCTGAGATATGACTTACTTGCTACAACAATTTGACATTGACGAGCTCAAGCGCATGGGAATGGACACTACTGGTCTCGCAGTGGATTATCCGGCCACAGACGCGCAACGCCGCGCGCTGGGCATCGAGGATGACGTCGACCCCGGCGCGCTTCCTGATCCAGTCGTCCCAGCGGCAGCCCCAGTCGCAGCCCCGCAGATGACGCCAGACGCAGTGAGCGCAGCCGTGCAGGCTGCTCCCGCGGCCCCAGTAGTGACGCCGGAGCAGCTATCAGCGACACCAGCGCAGGGCGGCAGCTCGTTCATGGACGCGATTTTCGGGCCCAAAGAGGAAAATGACCAATACTCCAACCTCAACCGTCAGCAGCGCATGATGCTGGCATTCGGCGCGATCAAAGACGCCGGATTTGCATTGCAGGGTAAGGAGGGCAACGCCTTCGGAAACACGCTCAAAGCGATAAACGCCCAGATGGACATGAGCCGCAAGGCGGCGGCGGTGAAGGCGCAGAGAGATATAATGCAAGGCGTTTTGGGCGCACAAGACATAGAATTGACATTTGACCAAAAGCGCCAACGATTGCAGCAGGCTCTGGCGGCAGGCGCAATAGAAGCTCCAGTCTTTACTGCAATGATGTCGGAAATTGAGCGGCAAGAAAAAGCCGAAATGGGTGATCAATCCCGTGGTCAAGCCGCAGTATCAACGCTGCGTGACATAGATAGCATTATATCTATGATTGACGAAGACCCGACCATGACAACCGGCACTTGGGCTTGGATGACGCGAGGGCTGCCAATGCTTCCGGCAGGGAAGACGCAAGCCCTTATCGACAGCGTCGTGTCCTCCTTGGCCCTTGATAGCTTAAAAGCGCTAAAGGCCACAGGGGCCACTATGGGCGCACTTAACCAGTCAGAATTAGAACTTCTAAAGACAGAGCTGGCAAGAGTGGACCTCGCCGCTGGACCTGATTTCGTTAAGGATCAGCTCGGCAAGGTCCAAGGTCACTATCGACGGGTTATCTCCGACCTATATGATGGAGCAAGCGAAGACGACGCGGCAAAAATCACTGCGTTCTTGGGTCTCGATAAGCGGCCGTCTTGGGCCGGCGGATCTTCGCAGCCGTCAGGAGGGCAGCGCGAGGGCGAAACCGACGCAGAATTTTTGAAGCGTATGCGTGAAGGGAGAGGGTAATGGATCTTCAGGAGCTGCTTGAATTAGCACGGCAAGCCGAGGCTGACGGACGAACCGCCGACAGGGATCGCCTCATGGACATGTATTTTGCGGAAGAGCAGAGCGCAAAGCCATCCACGACCGAAGACGTCGTCAAGGCTGGGGCGTCTGGAGGCCTAACCGGCTTTTCTAGCGCCCTTGATCTCATGGGTCAGGGCGCCACGCTAATCCAAGAAGGCCCATCGATGCTGTCACGCATGCTGTTTGGCGGCATGGAAGACGCGCCTGAGATGAACCTCAATCCGCAAATACTCCCCCTCGCCTCGAGACTGACTGGCGGATTTACAGAATACGAGCCGCAAACTACAGCCGGGGAATACGCAAAAACGACTGGAGAATTTGTCGGCGGCGCTATGGCTATGCCATACGGCGGGCCACTTAATGCCGCAAGGTCGGTGGTTCTTCCTGCACTCGTAAGCGAAACAGCCGGGCAGATGACTGAGGGCACCGAGATGGAGGGACCAGCGAGGCTGGCCGCTGCACTTGGAACGCCGTTTGCGACGAGTGCAATGCGTCAGGGTATGCAGCGCGCGGTGCTTGGACCAGAGGCACGCCTGACGCAGCCGGGAACAGCCAGAGGAGAGGCTGTGCAGACGCTCGAGGACGCTAACGTGTCCATGACCACTGGCCTAAAGTCTGGTTCACCGCGCCTTATGGCACTCGAGGGCAGCGTGGAAGTGCCACTTGAGACCAAGCGCACCTTAACGACTGCCACTATGAGAGCTATGGGGTCGGACAGTACGCTGGCAACTCCAGCCGCTATGCGAGACGTCAAGGATCGCCTTGGAAAAGTTTTCGACAGAGCGGATAATGTCATCGACGATGTGCCGTCAACCGAAACGGCTATTCGCGCCAACAAGGTCATCGAGGACCACCTCGGCACATCGGCGACGGGAGACGTCCCGCCGTTTCTAATGGACGTGAATGACGAGATACTTAACGCGGCCGCGGCCGGAAAGCCTATATCGAATAAAAAGATCCAGAACATGCGTTCTCGGCTTCGCAAGGTGATGAACGGGACCGACGATCCGCTGGTCTATGAAAGCGCCTTCTTGATGAATGGCGTGGTTGACGACTTTATGATCGAGAGCGTGCGTCGCACTCAGCCAAAGTTAGTTCCAGAGCTGATGGAAGCCAGAGACCAGTACAGAAGCTACCTGACTGCAATGCGAGCGTTGAAAACTCGAGGATCAGACAGTGCTGGGGGCTACATATCCCCCGCAATGCTGGCTGGAGCGCTGCGCAACAGAGAGGGTAATCAGTATATTCTGGGCACTGGGTCAAAGCTGGCCAGCCTTGGCCGTGCCGCGGAGGAGGTCGTCAGCTCGATGCCGGCCGTACAGGCTGGTGGTCGCAGAACAATGACTGGTGGCGGAGGGTTGCTTGGAGCAGGCGGTGGTGCTTACGCCTCAGCGCAAACAGGCATGGACCCCATGCTGGCGGTTCCCTTGGGTATGGCCGCCGGAGCCGCTATACCAGCGGCAGGCCGGAGGGTTATTCAATCACGCCCCGTGCAGAGCATGCTCATGCCAACGCAAAACAGCGCAGCCACGCAAATGCTTCTGGACACGCTGCGGTCTGGGGCACGTCAAACAGGCGGCCTGCTCAACATACCCCAGTAAACGCTACTTCTTAGCAGACTTTTTGGGCGCAGTCTTCGCGGGCTGCGCCTCAATTGCGTCTGCGGCTGCGCGGTGCAGCTCGGCCGCTTGATCTTGGATGATCGTGGCCGCCTTCTCGCAAAATTTGAACAGCGCCATGATGTTCACTACGCGGTGCGGATTGTTGAGATTGCGCACCAATTCCTTTGTGTCGTCGTCGAGCATGTGATCCTCCAAAATATGTCACTTGGCGACCCTATAACATTTTTTGCACAATGTGAACATTTAGTGCTTGTAATGTGTAGGTGTTAACATTAGGTTAACTGTATAGACAGAAACAAAGGAAAACGGACATGACAACTTCAGCAATCGCCTACGGCTCAACAATCCGCGCATATGACTTTCAGCCAATGCCAGACCGCCCTGACCAATTCATCGAGGGCGTCGTTGTTGACGCAGGTATGATCAAACACCCCGAGCTTGGCCACAATATGTTCAGCGGCTACACGATCCAAATCACGGGCGCTGCCCGCGCAGACGATCCGCGCATTGGAGATATTGGCTATGTCCCGTTTAAAACTGATTTCATGGATTTCGATGGCCGCATCGAAAAGATTTAACCCAACCGGGGGCTACGGCCCCCACAAAATCTGGAGAAACAAACATGAAAGTATTTGATTTTACAAACGGCACCAAGGGCGACTTGCTTGGCGACATCACAATTGCCAATTCTACTGGCAGTTGGCTTGTCGAGAAAAATGGCAGCACGTTCAAAGTGGAGCTGGCCAACCCTCAAAATGTTGATCCCGTTGCTGGCGGCAAGGCTGGCATCAAGTGGACTTGGCACACAGGAGCCACCAACTTGATGGAAAACAAAGACCACGCCATCAAGGCAGAAGATTTTGGCGTTGGCGCAATCTGCTTTTGCACAGGTGAGTTTTCGGTGCTTTGGCACATTGGCCACCCAGAGGCTGAAACTCAATGGGAATGGCACGTTATCGGAACCACCGACTGGAACCGCGAAGCCTGTAAGTCAGGTATATTGAAATCCGCAAAAGTTTAACCCAACCGGGGGCTACGGCCCCCACCAACCCAGAAGGAGAGCATAACATGATGCCAACAAAGCAAGACTGGGCGATCCTCGTCATCTGGACTACACTGTGCGGGCTGCTAGTCGCCTGCACAGTGGCCACCCATTCCGACGAACCAATGCGCCCAAAAGCGCGGCCAACAAACTGGGAGATCACTAATGGCTAAAATAACCCGCGCCGAAGTTTTGGACACGGCCAAGGAGTATGTGACCAAGGACCGCGCTGCCGACCATGGAGACATGGAGGACAACTTCAAGGCCATCGCCATTTATTGGAGCGTGCACCTTGGCGTTGAGGTGCTACCGCATGACGTAGGGACGATGATGTTGCTACTGAAGGCAGCCAGAGCAAAATCAAATCCGCAGCACGTCGATAATTATGTGGACGCGGCTGGATATGCCGCCTGCGCCGCGGAGTGCGCCACATGATGGATGAGTGGATCTGGACGGACCCGAAGCGGCTGGCGTGCCCAGAGTGCCATGGGGAGGGCACTCTGGAGGAAACCAGCTTCCTAATGCAGTCATCAACCCGAGACATCGGGGAGCCGGTGATCGAAACCGTGTTGTGCGAATATTGCGGCGGTCTGGGAGAAGTGGACCCGCCAGAGGACGAGGAGGACGACGATGCCGAGCCCATATGATCGTCAAGAGATGGTGCGGCGCATCCGCGAGTGTGCGGAAGACGGCCTGTGCAATATCGAGATCGCTCGATACCTGAACGTCTCGCCCTCGACTGTGCACAGCGCAGCACGCGAGTTTAACATTGATGTAGTGAAGAGGAATGGTGGCCATGGACGAAAGAGTAGACAAATTGTTGAGCCGGATCGAGCGGGTGACGTCGGTCTTGATGGAGCGCAGCAAATTGCGCGGCCAGCCATACGTCCAGCAGACGGCGGAGGAGTTATCGTCGTTGCTCGAGGCGCTGAGGCGAGCTTTAAAGGATCAAGAGCATTGACGCCGCACCAGCGGCTGGTCCAAAAGCTGAAGGGCGTGACGTGTCTGAAAGAGGCGCGTGAGATCAAGTATGGCCACGACTTGTTCGAGTTTGAGAAGCGCATGTATATGGAGCAGCCAGAGAAGCGCGGGCCTCTCCCTGCGATGGTGCGCCGCTCATTCAAGGACACGCACAAGAAGGCGGCCCGTGAGGCTGAGGAGCGCGCGGAGCGCGTTGTGAGCCAGATAGAGCGCCTGATGGACATGGTGGACGATGATCTCATCTTCACGTCCACAGAGGCCGCTGAGATGCTAGAAGACAGCATACCGCGCGTCGCGTCATATCTCAAGCGCATGTGGGAGAAGGGCATGGTCTACAGGCACCGCGAGTTCATTCGGGTCGATGGCATGGCGAAAAAACAGTGGAGGTGGCTGTTCTGTAAAACGCCATTCACTTTTGACAAATATTTCGAGGATGATTGATGACTGACGAAGAGCTGGAGCGCAAAATCCACATCGCCGGACTTGTCGGAGCCATCTTCGGCTTCGCAAGTGGCGCTGGCTTAATAATGCTGGCCGCGCTTATATTTTGAAATCGTGCAGGGTGGCCGTTGAGATTTAAAAAGGTGGCGCTTTTTGGTAGCAACGTCATCCGAGGCAAACAACCGCCATTCCCGTGGCAAAGTCGATATTTTCTTATGATGATAGCCACCCTGCTCGGACGTTATAACAGAAGTATGAACACGGCCACAAGTGACTATTTAAAGCTGTCGAGCGTTTTCTGCATCGACAGCTTTTCGTCGAAAAACTCCTGCTCGGAGATGTATGTCGTCACATTTATCACCTCATCCCCGCGGCGAAAAATTATAGCGTCCAGATGAACAGCCACAAAAGCGTACACGTCTGATGTTTGGCCGCTCTTTTTGACCGTGTGGAAGGCGCACTTGGAGAAATTTTTATTGTTCTTGCTGGCAGTCTTGACCTGTAAAGTCAGGACGCGTGTGTCCGTTTGTATATACGCGTCGTGGTCATTGATCTGGCAGAGCGTGCAAGCGTAACCGGCGAGCGACAGGCGGGCGAGCGCAAGATACTCGCCCGCTCTGCCGACTGCGGCACGTTTTTTCTGGTCTTGGTTCAACTTATCCAGCGATCAGCCAAGTGTGAATTTTACGCGTCTGAATTACCCGATCTGAGAGGCCGTGATGCCCGCCATTCACGATGCGCGTGATCCGCTTGATTGTTTCATCGTCGACACCGTCGTCGGCAATGGCGAACAGGCCGTTCTTCTGGAAAAACCACAGCGCAGTTTCAAACGCATAATCTTCGGCCAGCTTTGATGGATACTCAAGCACCTCGGGCAGGTTCATGTCAGCCGCAAAAGCCTTGACG